GAGGGGAGGGTCTTGCTATGTCCATTCTGGACAATGTGAACATGGACAAAATGTCCAGACTCGACTATATTCCGCCACTATGGCAAAGCCGCCCTCATCCAGAGATACCGCCCCGCCTCGCGACCTGGAGGAGGGCCGTTCGCCGTTCTACGACAGAGCCAAGACCCTGATTTTAGCGGGCCGGCTGCTCAAAGGCTGGAGCCAGGCCAAGGCCGCGCAACACATCGGAATCCCGCCGCAGGACTATATCAAGTACGAAGCGGACCCGACCCGCAGAATTCCGGCCGAACTGTTGCCCGACATATGCGACGTGCTCGGTATCGACTTGCTGTTGCTGATGCGCGGCCCCGAGGCCATCGAGCGAATAGAGCAAGCCAAGAACTCGCCAAAGATTTCCGAGGCATCGTAGTAGTCCATAGCTCTAGACAAATTGTCCTTGCCTCTGGACAGCCCGTTTGATACGGTCTCCCCGACGATGGGAGACCAGGGTGCTAACCTCACATCAGATCGAGCAGCGCCGCGGTAAGTTGACCGCAAGTCGTGTCGCATGCCTGATGACCGGCGATGCCGTCGCCATCATGCGGCTTTACCGCGAGATGACCGGCGAAGAACAGCCCGAGGATCTCTCGCGCGTCTGGCCGGTGCGTCTTGGCGAGGCTACAGAGCAGCTCAATCTCGATTGGCTCGAACAGTCCGGCGTGGCGCTCGTGCGGCGCGGCCATGTCATCACTCATCCCCGGCACGACTGGGCAGCCTGCACGATAGATGCCTGGTGTGTGGAATTGGATTGCCCGTGCGAGGCCAAGCACGTCGGTGGGCGGGAGCCTCTGGAGATCGTCGTCGAACGCTATCAGCCGCAAATGCAGTGGCAGATGGAATGCACCGGGGCAACGCAATGCGTGCTGTCGGTCATCATGGGCGCCAATCCCCCGGTGGTGGAATATATCCGGCGCGATGAGGAATATGCCGCCGAGATGGTCAGGCGCGGCCGGCAATTCATGACCTGCGTCTCCAATCTGCAGGAGCCTGTGGCGCTGCCCGCCGTTCCTGCGCCGGTGGACGCGACCAAGGTCATCGACATGACCGGGAACAACATGTGGGCCGACAATGCCGCCGTCTGGCTCGCAGTGAAAGATGCTGCGGCAGAGTGTGAAACCGCATCAAAGATACTCAAGGCCACCGTTCCAGCCGATGCGAAGAAAGCATGGGGACACGGCGTGCGTATTACACGTGATCGCGCCGGACGGCTGTCGCTTCGGGAGGACACATGACCACCGACCTCATGCAAATCCCGGAAGATCCGGCGCCGCTCATGCACATGATCGAGCGCGCGGCGCGTGACCCCAGCTTTCCGATCGATCGGCTGCAACAGCTGATGGCCCTGTACGACGCGCGAGGGGCGAAGGAGGCCGAGAAGGCCTGGAACATCGCGATGGCCGCAGCGCAGGCGGAAATGATCCCGGTAGCCAAGGACAGCGACAACCTGCAGACGCGATCGAGATACGCGAGCTATGCCGCGCTGGATGCCGCGGTGAGGCCGATTTATTCGAAGCACGGGTTCGCGCTGTCGTTCAACACCGTACCGGACGCGAATGTGAACAGCATCCGGATTGTGTGCGACGTGGTCAACGGCGGATTTTGTCGGCGATACTCCATCAACATGCCGGCCGACGGCGTCGGCGCCAAGGGCAGCGCCGTGATGACGCGCACCCATGCCGCCGGTTCCGCGGTCACCTACGGCATGCGGTATCTGCTGAAGATGATCTTCAACATCGCGGTCGGCGAGGGCGATGACGACGGCAATGCCGCCGGCAGGCGCATGCCGCCACCGCGCTACGGCGCCAATCCAATGAGATCACCCCCGGCGTATCGCGACGACGACGACGACTCCCAGCCGCCGGGGGATGATGCCCCGCCCTCCACGAGCCACTCGACAGAGGGCGGGGCAGCCTCTCCCGCAGAGGACAGCATGCGGATTGCGCGGCTCGACGCCGAGCTGGGCGAGGCCGCCAAGCGTGGCATGGTCGAGCTGCAGGCCGCGTGGAGGAAGATACCTGCGTCCGACCAGAGGATACTCGAGGCCGCGAAGAACAAGCGCCACAAGCCAACCGCCATCAAGGCCGACAATCAGGAGGGCAATGGAGATGGGTCGCCGAAAACTAGCAGCAAAGGAAGTGATTGAAATCCAGGAAGTCCACCAGGACGAGATAAAATTCTATCTGGTCGGGACATCCCCTCTCATCATGCATCGTTTCCCTTTCAAGGCTTGGCAGGAGATGCTTCTCCCATCCCGCAGGATGAATCAGGCGAGTCTGGAACAGACACTCAAGCATAATCCGATGGGGGAGTATCGAGAGTCGTTCTATCGCAACAGGGAAGAGGCGACCCCGACCCTGTTTCACCTTCCCAACGGCATGCTTCACGGGGCGCTGGCTGCTGCAGCGCTCGACATTCCAGGCTCGGCAAAGGCGCAGATATTGCGGCTGACGCGCATTGTCGACATCAACATCAATTTATATGGTATTCCGCAAATGTTTTGCGCGATGGTGCGCAACAGCGGCATAAACCGCGCACCAGACGTACGCACGCGGCCGATTTTTCCCCAATGGGCATGCAGCGTTACTGTTAGATACGCCAGCTCGATTGTAACCCGAGGAGCCGTCGGAAACCTGATGGGCGGCTCGGGGGTAATCGTTGGTATTGGCGACTGGCGAATTCAAAAGGGTGGCCCCTTTGGCGGGTACCGCCTGACGGATCCCAAGGATAAGGAATGGTTATCGATCTTCAGCAAGCAGGGCAGGCGAGTGCAGCAGGCCGCGTTTGATGCGCCCGGATATTACGACCAGGACACGGAAGACCTGATGACTTGGTACGAGAACGAAATCAAGCTTCGTGAGCAGCCTTCTAAGGCCAATGGCAGGCACAAGCAGCCGCGGTTGCGCCGCCCGACGGTAATCGTTACCGGATCAGAAAACGAGGAAGCCGTGGTTGGAGGATTGTCGTGAGCAGCAAGGCAGACGCAATTCGCGCCGAGCTTGAACAATGCAAGGACGTCCGCGGCAGGATCCTGCCGCGGCTGATCGTCAAGAGGGCGAGAAACAAGAAGAGCGCTCTGCATTCGAAGTTCGAATGGAGCGACGCCAAGGCGGCCGACCAGCAGCGCCTCGAACGCGCCCGGGAGCTGATCGGCTTGTACCTCACCGTCGTGGTCGTCCACCGAAATCGGCGCATCGTCTCGCCAATGTATGTGAGCGATACCCGGGCTCAGCCAGGGCATGTCCTCATCGGCGATCTTACCAAAGACAATGCGGTCGCAACGGTGCAGGCAGAGATCGCCAGGTGCGATGGGTCCCTCACTCGCGCGCGCGGAGTCGCCACGCAACTCGATCAAAAATACCCGGGATTGCTGAAGTATCTCGACACGGCGCTGCGTGCCCTTGGCGGCGCGGAGAAACTCGTCGCGGCAGCGTAATCAGGCATGGCAGGCGAGGCAGGCAAGGCGAGGGAAGGCGGGGCTAGGTCTGGTCTGGCCCGGCGGGGCGCGGCAGGCGTGGTCTGGTGAGCGGGGGCACGGTGCGGTCTGGCGTGGCAGGCACGGCCAGGTCAGGTTTGTTAGGGCAAGGTTTGGCGAGGCAAGGCAGGCATGGCGAGGCCAAGCGAGGGCCAGGCTCGGTTGGGCTGGGTCGGCATGGTAGGCATGGTTGGTGTGGCGAGGCACGGCGTGGATGGTGCGGCAAGGCAGGCCGGGTCGGGTGCGGCAAGGCGGGGCGAGGTCTGGTATGGCGGGGCGGGGCAGGCAAGGCCGGGCAGGCGCGGCGGGGTCCGGTTAGGTTAGGCAGGGCAGGGCAGGCACGGCAGGGCGAGGTCTGGTCTGGCGAGGCAGGCGTGGCGAGGCGTGGCAGGCGAGGTCCGGTTAGGCAAGGTCCGGCGAGGCAAGGCTCGGCAGGAGTGAGAGCATGATCATTTCAGTATTCGTCGGTGGCGTGCTCTTGCTCGCCGCAATCCTCATGCGGCGGATGGAGCGCGCCGAGCTGCAGCGCGAGCAGGATATCCGGCGCCTTCGTCAGCGCGTAATCCGCAGAATATACACAAGTGGAGAACAAAATGTCTGACACTGTGAAAATTTCCGACGACGACATCTTCGCCATGCTGGCCACCGTCAGCATGGCTTTCCTTCCCGTAGTGAACCCGTCAGAGCGCCACCGTATCCACAACGCGGTGAGGCATTACCTGAATCTTCAACTCACGATGCCGGAACCCTTGCCGCATACTCGACTGGCGGCCACGGGCAAGCGCCGAGGCCGGCCGCGCAAGACCAAGAACGGCGTGGCCGCGCCGTCCATTGCAGCGGAGTGAGCCATGGCCAACCGGCTGCACACACTGGCCGAGGCCGCCGATGATCTGCTTCGCATTTATCCACACCTTTTGTTAGGGTTAGCAAGCTATGTCTGACCAGCGCGAACGTGAGCGTGGCACTGTGCCCGACGCCGTCCAGATCCTCGGGATCGGGATGCGGACCGTGGAGGCAATGGCAGCTCGCGGGGCGATCCCTAGTGCAGCCAAGATCGGCGGCCGCTGGACATTCAATCTGCGTGCTCTGCGGGCATACGTCAAAGAGCGGGAGCGAGAGACATGGCAAAACGCAGAGCGCCGCCTGGATGCTTTTGGCGGGGAGATATCCTTTTCGGCCGCAAGCGCATCAATGGCCGCCTCGTCCGGTGGTCGCTCGAAACAAGCGATCCAGCAGTTGCTCGTCAGCGCCAAAAAGCAGGCGCGAGCAAGCTGACTGCTGTCAAGCATGGCGACATCACGCGGACATATGCTGACACGATCGAGTTATGGTCCAAGTGGATCGGACGACAAGTAAGCCCCGGCACCGTCAAGCGCTACGCCGTTTCGCTCGGCCAGCTTGATGGGCTTATCGGCGATGCACGCCAGATCTTGGATATCGACGGTAAGTTGATCGCGGAGATTGTTCGTGCTCGCACCGCCGCCGGGGCAACCAACGCGACCATCAAGCGCGACCTCGGCGCTCTTTCTAGCGTAATGAACTTCGCCATGGACCAGGGATGGATCGAGACCAACCCAGTCCTGCCCCGGCTGAGGCGGATCAAGGAGCGGCGCAATCCCATCGTGCTTCCGATCAGGCGCGACATCGACCTCGTAATCGAGCGGGCGCCCGGCATGCTTAAGGATCTGGTTGAAGCGGCAATCGCTACCGGCGCGCGGCAAACCGAACTGCTTAGTGCCAAGCGCGAGCATGTCGACCACGCCCGCCGGCAGATCACACTCTACAAGACCAAGCGGAACAAGCCGCGGACGATCGACCTGGAACCGCTCGGCGGCTATCTGCTCATCCAAAGCCTCCCGACCTATGTTGGATCGCCGCTGCTGTTCTGGCATTCAAACGGCCAGCCATATCGGAACTTCTCCAGCCAGTTTGCCGGTGTGGTCGCTCGTGCGCGCGAGTGGGCGGTGGCGAACGGCGCCGAGTTCCGCCGATTTCGCTTCCATGACCTGCGCCATCTGCACGCCGTCGAGTTCCTGAAAGCGGGGGGCGACATTTACGACCTTTGCAAGCGCATGGGACACTCGTCGGTCAAGGTGACTGAAGGATACCTGGCCTATCTGACCGCAGACGAAGAGCGCGCCGCAAAGAGCCAAAAAATCAGCGTTGGGGGTCGGCAATGAAACTTCTTACCATCGCTGCCGCAGCAGATCGCCTCAGTGTGTCCATAGACACGCTTCGGGGTCTGGTGAGAGACGGCGAGATGCGATTTGTTAATGTGGGCCGTGGCAAGGTCAAGCCGCGCATCATGTTTACCGATCGCGACATTGATGACTTCGTCACCAGACGCAGTAGCAGGGTCACGTTGTCTAAATCGCGAAAGGCGAACGGCGCCGCCGCTTTGGGTTCAGGCGAGGGGTTCGCCGCACTACGGAAAAAAGTGGAGGGAATGACCTCTTCCGAGAGAGCCGAGTACTTCAAGCGCAATCGTGCGGGTTCCTAGGATGCAGTATCCCAAATCGTATCCCATATGGGATACCGTATCCCGCCACCAAGGTCGAGAAGTTCGCAATTCTCAAAGGTTTCTGAAGGATCGCGGAAATTTTGAAGCTTGGTTTAGCAAACCGCCGCCTTCAGCCACTCGGCCACATCTCCGTAGGCGAAAAAGCCTTACGATATCATAGGTTAGGTGTCAACCGTGACGGCATCGCCTGAACGCAAAAAACGCACAAAACGAGACCAAAACGGTGCAGGAGTATCCCAAAAAGTATCCCACGAATGGGATACTGCGGAAAACGAGTTCGCGATCCGTTCTTTCGAATTCTCGCGATAAAAAATCGGGAGGGCTTTCCGCACGGTTTGGACTCCCGATGCCGGCGCCGCGAACCCGGCGTCGAAATGGGCCGGGCCTCTCAACCCACATGGGAGAGCCCGGTCCGCGCCACGAGGGCGGCTATTCACGGGCCAGCCATGCCCGCGTAGCTTTTGTCGGCAGCCCACGGAACACCCACCGCCAAGTCGCCCACCGCCATTGCCCGCTGCCGGATGATCGGGAACGCCAGACCAGGCAGCGCCGCCTCACTTCGGCAGCTCCACCGGCTTGCTCTCGTCGCTCTGCAGGCGGAAATTCGTCGGCGCTGGCGCTAACCGTGGGATGCATAGGTCCAGGAACATCTTCCTCTCGTCGGCAAACAGCTTACGCTCCTCAGCCATGTCTCGCTGACGCGCATTGTTATTCCAGCCAATGAGGCCGATGGTGAGACCCTGGAGCAGCACCAGCGCTATGAGCACCGGCGCCGTCTTCATCGCCTCGATTGCACTGGTGGCAACCTGCCCCGCGCTATCAAGAATGCCCGGGTTCATGGCTCGCCGTCCCCCCAGGGATAGACGACCTCGACGGCATCATCAGTCTCCAGCCCCAGGATTTCCATCACGGCGCGGCTCACATCGGCGACCCGCCCGGTGTTCTCGTTCGGCCCCCAATCGGCAGGGAAGCACGGCGTGCCATGGCCAGTCCGCGGATTGCGCACATAGGCAAGGTGCTGCAACAAGGTCGGCTTGGGCGTGACCGTATAGTCCCAACGGCACGCCACGAATGGCACGCAAAAGTTCAGCCGTCTTGCGAGCCCGGATGTCCCGGACGGCTGGTAGGGCAAGAACAGGTGCTGGGCCTGGTCCACGTTGTAAATGAAGGCAAGGCCCTCGGACGGGCTCACGCCGGTATCATTAGGACCGCCGAACCACGACACCTTGCCGGATGCCTGGAATAGCGGTTCGCCGGCCGGCGGCGGATCGGGCGGAACCGGGTTGGACCCGGCATCATCGCCACCGACGACATCGGCGATGGCGTCGCACACGATTTCGAATTCGCGCTCATATAGGTCGGCATCGGCCTTCGCATCCACGAAACAGGTCTCGATCAGGATGGCCGGCATCTCGGTGGAGTTCAGGAATTTCAGATCGCTGCGAAATTTTGGTCCCCGGTCGGGGAACCCGCACATGGCAATTTGCGCCGAAATCTGCCGGGCTAGGCTTTCCTGCGTGACGTACAGGCACTCGACGCCCATCGGCTTCGATGTGGTCTCATAGGCGTTGAAGTGCACGCTGATGTCCAGCTGTCGCGTCTGTGCATTGTGAAAGTTCACGATCGTATTGAGGTTGGTGCTGACATCATGGCTCGTGTTGTCATGGAAGGTCTTCACCTTGACATTGCGCGATCGCAGCATTTCCGCGGTCAGGTCGACCACACGACGGGCCTCGTCGACCTCGTCGAGATAGCCGCTCGCGCCGCGCACGTACTTGCCATGCCCGCTGGAAATGACGACGGAATTGTACATGTGTCTCCCTCACATCGCGAAATGATTGATGATCACGATGAAGATCGCGGTGACGGCGGCGATCACGACCAGCAGGACGAGCAGCGCCGGGCCGTTCTCGGACGACCTGGTGTTGTTGCCTCGCCAACTCATTGCAGAAGCCCTCGTGCTGACGGGTAGCCGGTCAGCGCAGCTTGACTCGCTGCGCGCGGGATGTCGGGAACGCCCAGGGCGCGGCTCAAGGGATTGTCGACATCAAGCGATGGCCGCCCGTACTGACCGACGAGCCTGTCGAGTAGCCCTCGCAGGTCGAAGCCCTCGCCGCGCTGCTCGATATTGCGCGACGGCCTCCCGCCCTCCAAATCGCCGGCTCGTACCCCGAGCCGCGCCAACAAGCTGGCATAATGGTAGGGCGCCGGTATCCGGGACAGCGGCACGACCGCTTCCGGGCCGTTTTCGCCGAGCAATCCGACCGTGGGCCGGTCAACGATGCCGCCTTCGGCAAAGGCGGGGATTGCGTTCTGTTGCCCAGCCTGTGCAGCATTCAACAATCCCGGCACGCCGATGCGTGCGCGTCCCGCAAGCAGTTGGTTTCCAAGATAGGCTTGGCCAGGGCGGCTCGTGACGGCCGCACGGGCGGCGGATCTCGCGAGAGGATCGGCCAACCGAGCGAGCGCGTCCTGGCCTAGCAGCAGGCCGGCGACGCCGCCCTCGTTGCCACCGCCGAGACTGTGGCCAGCGGCAAATCCCGCCCCGGCACCCAGCGACCGCGTGAGACCCTGGATGACATCCGACACATGGAGACGTCCGGCAGTACCGCTGTTCGGCTCGATCTTGAGAACCGCCTTGCCGGCTGGCGCAAAATCGAAGGGATCGCGGCCGCGCTCATGTCCTCGTCGGGTGTAAATCTTGGCCGCAGCCGCCTCCAGCTTGGCCGGCGTGATGTAGCCCTGCGCGCCGGCAACGTTCGAGGCTTTGGACGCGTCCTCGATGACGAGCGCATTTTTGTAATCGCGGCGCGCCTCGGCAAACGCACCGGCGTCCGCTGGATTGTGCTGTTGAATACTGCGCTCCATGGCGTTGTCGAGCACGCTTGTGATGTCGTGCAGCGCCTCGGCGCGGTCAGGGTTGCTCTGGGCGGCCCCGCGAGCCGCACGGCGCAGATCGGAAACGAGGGTTTGATACTCATCTCCGCTTATGAGCGGGGTGACGCCGCGCGTATTGGCGGTCCGCATCACGTCCCCCACGCGATGAATGACGCCGCGTACGGTATTGATTGTCTCGTTATTGAAGAGGCCCGGAATGCGCGTGTAATTGTTGTGCGTGTTGAGCAGGTCGGTCACGAGCTGCGGGTCGACTTCGAGATTATTCCGCGCCTGCAGCGCATCGAACCTGGCCCCGGTTTCGCCGAGCATCCTGTCGAGGAGACCACCAGCGCCATGTTCGACGACGCCCGCTTCGTAGTTCCCGCCCTGGCCGTTGCCGACCTGCCGCGTTGCCGCCCGGGTAAACGCCTCGGCCTTGTGCTTGTAATGCTCGGGATTGAGTTCGTCTTCGGCCTGGCGCAGCGCGCGGCTGTCCGTCCGCTCGCCTGCCGATACCGGGATGCCCTCCTGCTCTAGCCGCGCCACCTGACGGGCATAGGCCTCGCGGCTAGCTGCCGGCGCCATCGAAGCGTTAGGGGAAATCAGCTTGCTGGCCGCGAACGGCGTCAGAAGTCCGGCCACGGCGCGGGCCGGCGCCTCGTATTCCGGCCGGATGCTGCCGGCGATGTCACCCGCGGCCTGGGATGCTGCGCCTGGAAGAACGCCGAACCGTGCGATATCAGCGATCCCTTGCCCGACGGTCCTGGCGCCGCCGAGTGCTGCACCGGGCAGGAACGAGGCGATCGTCTCGGCGTATTTGCCGCCGGTCGTTTGCGGCTGGTAATCGAAGCGGGACAGGCCGGTCGCTCGCTTGATGTCCTCGGTGGTCGGCAATTGCGGGGCATGCTGCTCGCGGCTGGCAACGAACCGGCTGCCGGGCTTGAATTGCGACCGCACTTTTTCAAGCGCTTGCTGGTAGGGCCCGAGGGTGGCCGCTTGAACATCGCCGACCATGCCGGGGATGCCGGCCGCTCCGGTTGCGAGGCCCGCGCCTGCCGATCTGAGTATGTCTTCTCCCGTGCTCGTCGGATTGAAACTGCGGTCGAGCACAAAGCCCTCCGGCAGCGCGCCTTCCGGCAACTCAGGCCGGAAGGTCGGGTCGAGCTTGAAGCCTGGCGGTAGGTTGGGCTCAGCCATTCATGCCCCCTATGGGAACGCGCCGCGCATCGCGGGGCCGGCCGGTGCCGTCGGCGCAGGCGCCGTCGTGATTGGCTTGCCTTGGGCGTCGAGGTAAATCACCTCTCCACCAAGGCCGACTGCGCGATGCATCGCGCCGGGCGGCGGAGGTGCGGCAGCCGCGGACGCTGCGCCGACATTCCGGGGATCGAACGTATTCTTGAGCCCGAGAATTGCGCCGGTTTGCGGGTCCATCTGCTTGCCAGCGGCAACCGCGGTCAGGTTTCTCAATTCGCCAGTCGTTAACGCCGGATGCTTCGCCGTCCAGTCCGCCAACTCCTCGTCAAACCCCTGGTCCAGATGCCCACCATGAGTCTTGGCGTAATCCCTCGCCAGCTTGGCCATACCCTGGATTTGCTCGGATATCTTCAGGGCTTGCTGCGATAGAAATTGGTTTGTCAGCGCCGTGTTGCTCTCATTCGCTGCCGCTTTGATGGCCAAATTGACCTGCGGCAGCAAAAAGCGGCCGGCGCCTGCAGGCAGGTCCGACAGTGCGGCCTTGGCCTCGTTCAGGCCGCTACCCACCTGCTCGGCCGTAATCTTGGCAAACGCTTCTTGCGGGAAGGCGGCGTCCTTGTCCTTACCTAAAACTGCTTGAACCTGCCTGAAGCCTTTTACGACATCGGCAAATGGTCCCGAATAGAAATTCGGATGTTGATATAACGCCAACGCCTCTCTATTGAATTCGTCGCTCGCCTGCGAAATGCGGCCCGCATCCTGCAGGGCGCCATAAAGCTTCTGACTATGCTCGATCTGCCCTTTCGCCTGTGTCTTACGCGCTTCGCTTTCTTCCGTAAGCCGCAGTTCGACGTTTTTGCGCGCTTCGTCACCCAGCGGTCCCTGCATCAACAACATCTCGGGCGGATACCCGAGCTTGGCCGCCATCCGGGCGCCTTCGGATTGCATGTAGGGATTGCTGGTCGTCGCGGCTGGCGGGCTTGCCGCGCCAGGTTGCGGAACCTGTGGGCCGACGCTCGGCACACCGGGCACACCTGCTTGGCCTGGCATTGGCGGGGGTAGGCCACCTCCGGCCATGCGTTGGAATTGGTCATACAGTTGCTGCAGATAGGCTGGGGGCTTTTGGCCGGTCAGCAGATAGGGCTGCATTTGCTGGATGATCGGCAGCCCCTTGTCGAGCATCTGCGTGCGTACATAGGACTGCGTGATCGCGTCTTTTTGCGACTGCTGGCGAGCCTGCAACCCCGCCGCCAATCCGCTGCCGATATCGCTGCCTATCCGCATCTTGGCCTTGTACGGACTGGGGCCGCCGGCCTGCAGCAGCCCCGCGGCGAGGCCCAGCATCGCGTCCGAGTTGACGCCCTTCTGCTGTGCTGGCGTCAGCAACCCCGATGGATCATTCCCACCGAACAGAAAGCCGCCGACGTCGCCTTGGCCGAGTGCGCTGAAGTCGACCATCAGAATATCCCCCGCAAAGCGTTGAAGGCCTCGACGCGCGCCGCGCGATCGGTCGCCCTGCCGTAGTCGACCATGTCATAGCCCGACGGGTGCTTGACGACGGCCGCGGGGTCGACCTCGTCCGACATCAGGCCGACGCGCGGTATGGGGTCGCCATGGTAACGGAATCGATAGATCGGTGTTTCGTCGGCAAGCTTGCCGATCGGCTGTACGTCTTCCTTGAGACGGCGGTCCGAAAATGGAAGCAATCCAAGCAAATTAGCCCCAGCTCCCACTGCATTTCCGAAACCAGTCAGGGCGCTGCTTCCTAGACTTCCCAATCCGGAGGCGCCACCGAGCCCCTGAAAAAGGGCGCCTAATCCCAGCGCTGACGAGAGCGGATTGCTGTAGGCCGTCCCCGTCATGGTTCCCGTCTGCGAGGTCGAGTGCGGCAGCGATCCCAGCACGCCACCGAACGTCGAGGCGATGTTCTCTGGAATCTGGAACTGGTTCATCCAGTTCTGGTAATTGAACATGCCTTGGTTCGTGCCGGTTTGCTGCTGGGTACCACCGGCCTGCAGCAGCGCTTGCAGTGTTTGCGCATTGAGGCCGCCGAGGCCCTGCCCGAGGCCGGACAATGCGTTGACGCCGCCGAGGCCGACCTGGGCGCCGCCTAGCGCAGCTTGCTGGTTGCCCTGAAGCGCGGAAAGGGCCGCCTGCTGCGCACTGCCGTAGCCACCCGACATGAGGTTGGCGGTTGTCGTCGCTTTCTGCTGCTCGGCGAGGCCTCGCGTGACCGCGTCTGCTATCCCCTGCCGGTCACCGCCGAAGGCGCCCTGGCCGGCCAGGGTCGCGTCCTGGTTCGACACGGCGCCGGTTGTGTTGCGGTCGATCTGGGCGTTGGTCGCGTTGATCACGCTCTGAATGTACGGGTTCATCAGCGCCTGGGTATCGGCGCCGATCTGCCCCGTCGAAATTTGGGGCGCCTGAAAGCCGGCATACTGCTGCGCAAACGGGACGGCGCTGCCGGCGACGCTGGCTCCGGTTTGGTTCTGCGCAACGCCCAGCGCCTGCAGCTGGTCCGGTGTCAGGCCGGCATAGGGATTAGGCCCGCTGTAGGGCGAGTATTGCGGCAGGTTCGCCGCCTGTTGCCCCGCCTGCCGGGAAAACTGCGTCAACCACCCCGGAATGCTGTTGGTTTGACTCGTGTTTTGCGTGATCGGCTGCGACTTGCTCATGGATCGCCCCATTTACTGGAAGGCCCAGACATACCATATCCGCCTGCCAGCCGTCCGTTTTGAGTGCCCTTTCCCAACCGCGCCGCCCTGTCAACGTGATCCGGCTACACCCCATGAGAAAGGCATAGGGATACAACAGGCGTTTGACCATCGTGCGCAGTTCATCCAGTTCCCCGCCCGCATACGGTATGTGAAGGAACCGCTGCCGAGGGTATTGCCACACCTCTGTGATTATCGCCGACCGTAAGCCGGGCCAGAAGGTATACTGTCCCGCAACGAGGCCGGCCTCGACATCCTCGATGGTGTGGGTGCCGTGGCAATAGTCCAGCGCCGCCTCGATCCACGGCCGGCAGCGCTGCCATTCCTGCTTGACGACGGTCATGGCAATGCCGCTGCGGACACCGCGCCCGCGTTCGAAACCTCGACCTGCCAGCGCTGACCGTTCGGCGAGCGCAGGATGAGCTTGGCGCCGGGTTCCAACTCGATATCCGTCCGTTTCTTGCGGTTTTCCTTATCGTTGATGTCATGGGCCTGGTTCAGCCTGGTTTGCCATTCCGTCGTCCATGTCCCCGGCGGGCGCGGCAGCGGTACGGTCATCGGCGCCCCCCTGCCTTGATTTCCAGCCGCGGCTTGCCGAGCGACCAGTCGCCGTCGGCGATATTGACGAGTTCGAAGGCTATCTGGCGGCCGGTAACACGCAACGGCACGTAACCTTCGGCGTTCGGCGCCAGGCTTATCGTTTGCATCGTTACCGGACCGTCCGGGGCAAACGCTGTCGAAACATTGACATTCACGACGCCAGCCGTTCCGTCACCGTCTGGCAGCATCAGATTGGAATAGGCGATGCGGTCGCCCTGCGCGATCTCGACAAAGCCGGACCTGATACGCACCTGGCCGGCACGGGACGCGCCGTTGGCGGTGTAGTCGACCTCGTGCTCGAAAATATTTCCCGACGGGTCGACAGCGCCCGCAACCGGGTAAACGTCGCGATCGACCCATGTCGTGCGCGCAAGCGAGGACGGCGACCCGAAGTACCAGATATTATCCTTGTAATTGTAGATGACGTAGCTATCGCATTCCTGCGTCATGTCGGCGGAAGGCGGACTGTTGATTGACGGGAAAAACCAGATTACCTCGTTGAAGCGCGTATTCGTGGCGCCGTAAATCTTGGTGGCCTGCGTCCAGTCGATAATGCGCCACAGATAATCCTGCACGTCGCACGGCATCGGCGTTACAATGCCGTTGTACATGAAGAAGCCGCCCACGCCCATCCAGTAGGCTACGTCGGTAACGGCATAAGCCCGCGGACCGACCAGGCCACAATGGCGGCCGATCCGCGTGGTGCCGTAAATAATGGGGGGCCCCAGGTAATTGACGAGGTGCGCGTCGGTATCCGTCCACACCAGATTTTGCGCACCCACTCGCGCGCCGGCAATCGCCTTGCCATCGGTGTTAAGGTTGAGGCCGCCGGCGGTGTTGATGTCAGTGGGAACCCAGTCAGTCGATGTGCCGACACTCGGCCACGCGATGCGCCGAACGTTGCCAGCCGCGCCGAGCGCAAGCAGAAAGTCTTCATTGGTAACCATGACGGCCTGCGCGGTGGGCGCCGGGCTGGTCGGCGGGGGCCCAGGGGACGAGGGCGTAAGGGATAAATTCGTCGGCGGCGTGCCGAACGGTGCGGTCGGGTCGAATTGATAGATGTGCTGGTCGGACGAGCACACGCCGACGACGCTGTTCCCGAACGCGTCGAATGACCACGTCGAAGCAGCGAGGACTATATGGCTGACACCTGTTCTCCGCGTGCCGTAGGTGTTCGTTCCGTCCGGCGGATCATATTGCCCAAACGGGCCAGCCCCGTAGCCCGGCCCGATAATGCTTCCGGTGTGTCCACTGGCGAACCCGGTGGGCGTAATGTCGTAGAGAATGCCACCGGTGAAGACGTACAGATGGCTGTTCGTGCCGAGCAATAGAAATGAATTTCCGACGTTGTCCTCGAAGGCCATTCCACCGCGCGCTACCCCGGACAACGGCGGCGCGAGGCCCCCGCCGGATATCGACGCCGCAAGCGCCCGCCAGCCGCCGATCGGCTTTAGACGCTGGTTCTCCCACCGCACCAGATTGCCGTCGAACCACCGCCCGGACGCCTCGTATTGCGTTCCGTTGCGAAACATGCCCGGCGGTGGGGAAACGGGGACCAGCATTATTGCACCCGGATAATGTAATTCAGCACGATCGAGGGCTGGACGAGGTTGTGAGCCCCGCCGCCGCCGATAGCGCCCTCGGTAATGCCGGTCGTGTGCGACGCGGTCGTGGCGGTCTGGCCGCCGGCGCCTATGCCCGTGATCATGTTTGACGAGCCGCCCCCGCCGATGGCTTGCTGTGAGTAGGCAAACGTGTGCGTATGGCCCGGATCGGTCAATGGGTGGGAGTGCGACGGCATTTCGCCAGTACTGAGCAAGTGGCCGCCTTCGCCAAACGCACTGCCGGGCGTCGCGGAATAACCAGGCGTCAGCGCCACAGAAATGCGGCCGGAATCGCCCACCGTCCCATTGCCGCCGACCGCAACGCGCTGGCGCAGGTCTGGAATGTTGAAGGTGGACGTTCCATCACCGTTCCCGTAGGCTGTCGATATGACGCCAAACAAGGGCAGGGAACGAGACACGGCGCGCCCATCGCAAATCATCCAGGTGCTGCCGGTGGGGTCGCCGGTTCCGGCCCACATCCTGACTTCGCCAACCATGCTGAAACCGCTGATGGCGGACCCGAGCGTCGACTGGGTAACAACGGCGCTCCCCGCCGCCGTCGGAATTTGGGAAAAGGCCGCAACGGAAGAGCTGCGCGTTATCTGGAATGGGACGTCGAGAAAACTGCCGTCATCCTTGGCTGAGATGACCTGATAGTCCGACCCGGCGTTTGTTGCCCCTCCTTCCGCCGCGCTGTCAGCCCCCGCTGCCCACCGAAGCTTGTTCGCAGAGAAGTCAGTGGGCCCCGTGAAGTATTGCGACCATCGGGAGGTTACTGCAGGGCCCACGACATTGATTGCAGTGACGGACATCGACCCGTCAGTATTAAACCGCGCGATCTTTCCGATCGGGCCCGTCAGCCCTGTCGGGAATTGCCGATCGATAACTTGGAAATTGTCGTTCAGGCTGACGGGATGGAAAGGCGGGCCCGCAAGAGTGGACTGCGCGCCGCCCCAATTGTCGGCGTGCTCGCCGGCCGCCATGAGCACTAGATTGAGGTTACTCGTATTGACATCGGGCATGGCGATATCCTCAATGCGTCGCCGGATTGCTCAGCGGGGTCCATATTGTCGCCGGGCCAGCCACAACCAACGGGGCCCATGCCGAGACCGGCGGGGCAAATTCCAGCAAGATTTCTGTCATGCCGTCCTCCAGCAACAGCAGTGTGCCGTCCTCCAGCAACAGCCACGCATTCGGGTCGCTGAGCGACGTCCAGTCCGCGATTGGCGTGCTGGGCGATGTCCAGACTGTAAAAGGGGGAAGGATCGTCATCATGTTCCCCAATAAGTCGTCCAGCTGCCGTTAATCACTGATTGATCAGCGCCACTAAGCGCAATATTGAACACAATGGCCTCCGGTATATGTCCGTTAAACGGGAAACCAAATCCAGCCCCAAAAACCAGGTTTGTAAATGTATTACTGCCAGGATTGCCTGACGCCACTGTCGTGCCACTTACATTCATTGTGCTGGATGCGCCGTTATACGCTCCAATCACGCCGTATGCGGTAGTAGAAGCTGGACTGACCGTCGAATTGACGCCGGTACCAGCGTATATTTGCCATTTTGTGGAACTGATCGAGAGAGCCACGCCGGTGGAGTCGGATATTATTTCTTCGTCCCCAATCGTGCCGGTCTTGATCGCTGCAGCCAGCGTAAACGCTGATCCCGATGTCAGAGTTACAGACAGCACATTGTTGCTCGCGCCATCCAAGACAATAGAAGCGTGACCATTCAGAGTATTAATTGTCCCAGCATTAACGATCTTTTCATTCGACGCAGCTAGGGCGCCCATGCTCGCATTATGGCCGTGTCCACTCTGATCATACCAGACAGTGACGCATGCCGAACCGCCGCCCTGTGCAGTAATGAACGAGTTCATTTCCAGCAAAACCAATATCCTGCTCCACCAGCGTCGAGATATGGCCGACTCTTATCGGCGAGCCACTATACGCTCCACGCAACTTGCGTGTGCTGTATGCCGCAGTCACAGCAGCCTGCGCCGGCGAGCTCAAGCTGTCCAGCAACAAGCCGCTCGATGTCGGGGTCAGCACCGTTGGGGTGACGCCGGTCACTTTCCATCCGGTTGTTCCTCCCACCCAAGTGGCCCGGACCTGTTCATTATTCGTCGAGACTATTATGTTCCCGGCGCCTCCATTGAGCAGCCCTCCATTGGGGGCTATGGTCAAGTTATTCGCGCCAAACGTTCCGGCATAATCATCTATCGTCCACTGGTCTCCAAATACATATGGCGCGCTGCCGTTGACCAGCCCGGCCGGAGCTTTGATTGTCTTTGCCGCGGCGCTCGTGTCGACCTGCAAATTGCTTCCAACAGTCGCCACCGTATTTGTCACATTGGTGTAAATAGACGGAGTATTCACCGCGCGAATGCGGTAGGGCTGGGATGAAATGCTCGTTCCGGTGTACACTGTCGT